TTCAAGGGAGCACGCGGAGGACGCACTAACTCCAACTCCAACAACATTCTCGCTAACTCGGGCATCATCGCACACACCGGTGCCATCACACAATGCTCACCCACTGATAACACTTTCTTTTGTAGTCTCTCTAGGCTCGTTGGGATCTTACAGTATATTATATTCCTAATAGCTATCGTATTTGTGATTTATTACTTAGTACTTCCTTTCCTTGCCAAAAAGTTAGGGTTCTCCCGGTCAGGAAAGAGCTATGGCCGATGAGTTTGTATTACAGAACGAGTAATTATACTTAAACGGTATCTTCTCGATATATATAATGCATATATATCCAGACTGTACATTGGTTACTGCATGTTACAATTTCAACTCTGTGCATAAAGCCGCGAGAACACCAGAAGAACTATTGCAGGGTATACAAACCGTTTTAGAAATACCCTTTTATCTCGTGATCTTTTGTGATAACACTATGACACAGGCTATCACACACGAACGACAGAGACGCGGGTTAGCAGATGTAACCCGAGTGTATGAAGTGAATTTTGAACATATATGGTCGTATCAATTTCTCGATGCAGTTAAGACAAACCGACTCGCCTACCATCCAACGAAGGATGAACGTACCTCTGCAGAGACTCATCTGATCACGTGTAATAAGTTCGACTTTGTATTGCAGACCATACAAGAAGATCCCTTTTCTACACGAAAGTTCGCCTGGATCGACTCGGTTGTACGAGAGAATATGGCAAAAATATGCGAGAACTATACCCATACCATCCTGTATAAAATTCTCAACTCTATCACTGAGAAATTCCATATACAAATTCTCAATGTATGTGATAAGAAATATAAAGAGGCAGAACACAAGAGAGAGTATTATGAGCGGTATCAATGGCTTGTCTGTGGAAGCTTTTTTACTTGTGGGAAAGAGGTTGGGACAAAAGTATTAAGTCGTCTAAAGGAAATTGTCACTCTCACTACTCAACAAGGATACGGGCATGGAGAGGAAATGTTCTACCTTGAAGTGCTTGACGAATATTATGACGATATTGTGCGATCGTATGGCGACTATGGACAGATCTTGAATAATTTCCTTTCCCCCACGAAAAATATTCATTATATTGTCAATTATCTTGTTAAAGGGTATTCCTCTAGATCGTATCACAGGGAATGCTATGATTGCTGTTGGTATCTGATACGAGCTATTGAATCCTTCGATTTACATGTTTCCTACGATTTAATGATGAATATATATTTTTATTACTTTTTATCAGCATTTTATTATAAACGCGAGGAAGCAAAGGGAATTGTTGAGAAAATCCGCCTATTATGTGAGAAAAACCCTTATTTTCATCTGGAATTTCAGAAAAATAAAGACTTCTATACCCAACAATTCTCATTTGTTTAATAAATCCCATTTCCACCAAAGGGATAATTCATTCCGTTATTTTGCGTGGGGACTTTTCCTTCAATTAATCCACTAAAGATAAACATATTTCCGATGAATAAGGTGGGTTGCATATTGTTGTGTGCGTTAGATCCGCCAGTATTATTAATGGTGATTCCTGTTGTATTGCTTCCTGTTGTTTGACCTACATTTCCATTATCTGCAACATCTCTTACTGTAATTGGTTCTTGCACGTCTGTTGAATTCGCCTGATTTGAATAGCCGTGGGCGTGCCCTGGATCGGTGATACCATGGTTGTGCGTAGGCATTTCAGCAATGGTTAAGGTATGCGTCTCTTCACCAATAAACTGACCCGCTGTACGCGTCGTTAAATTCGATCCATTGGGTCCTATTCCACTTCCGATAACACCGAGTACATAGCCAGCCGGATTAGGTAATTTAAATGTCGTACTGGCAGTTGATCCATATGTGGTTCCAATAACTTCATACGATCTGAAAATGTTTGTATAGAATAGAACATGAGCAGTATTTCTAAGTCGTTCCCCGACCTTCAGCGCAGACAGTATATCACAAGTGACCAGTTTGATACCAGTATTTTCACCTATACGACCTATACTGATCCAAGCCTGGCAACACGTGGAAGGCTGCTTGTACATTCTAATGCAACCCCTTCTAACTGTGGACCCAGAAGAATCTTGCGTGAAAATGGAAAGAAGTTACATTCAGGCACACACCCCGATCTGAAAGATCCTACGACTACTCTACCCTACACCTACCTGGTTGGAGTATATGATATCATATCTGGCATTAGCGGATTTGTCAACCCCAATGCGGCATTTTTGTCTGTATTAACTACCGATAAGAGCTACCAGGATGATTTAGCTACATACCAAGTGGAAGCAAGTTTTAATCTCAATCTTCCAGGTATTGGGTCTAATTATCCAAATACAGGGGGTCAGATTCTTGGACCATCTGTAAATACGGGTGGTACAATCCAAACGATTGGTCTTGTTGAATGCTCTGAAGCTCATAGCACACAGCTTATGCATACGGCAGGATATATTCTTGCTGCACCTGATTCTCTTGGCGTATACCCTGCTCCCGCCCGTTGTAATGTTAACTACGGTGCTTATACAATCAATGCGCAATCCAATATCGTTTCCCTCAGTGCAAATGTCTATGCTAGCAATGGTACCGTGCTTGGATCCAATGTGGTCGCCCTCTCTAACATTACCGCAAATACTGGTAATATTACAGCCACAGCTGGTAATGTAAATATAACTGCTGGAATATTACAATTAAATTCAAGCTGTTCTGGGGTTGTAAGCATGGCCGTTGGTCCAAATGTTAATCGTCCAGGAGGAAGTAGTTATGCATATCGCACGATTTTAACAAATAAAGTCACAGCTAACTCAATCATTATTGGCTCTGCTAGAAACCAAACTGCTGGCCAAGTATCTATCGAAGCGCTAGTGCCTGGAACATCATTTCAAGTTGTTACAGCTACTGCATATACAGGCGATGTAATGTGGATGCTCATCAACAACTAAAAATTGAAGAAGCTCGTCACATCTAATCCTGTCCCCATGGAACCAACCTTTCCTTCCATTCTTCATCTTCTTGCGTACAACGGATACGAAGATGAAGCATATAAAGGTGCAATGGTCTGCACAGAGACCTGGAGTGATCCTAGAGTCTTCTGTCCTAAACTTCTGAATCGCAAACTAGGACTTCAACAGATAACCCTCCTTGGGATCCTGGCCTGTAATGCCCATCCAAACAGATTTCCTCGTATTCGTCAGCTTGTCGCGTGGGGGGCGAAGGTTGATATTCCCAATATGAATGGATTCACCCCTTTACAAAGTGTCGCCATGGCTGGCCATCGTGCTCCCAAAGAACTCTTTACCTTCTTACTGGATCATGGCGCAAATCCGAATGGAGCCCCAGGAGAAACAAACCCCATGACCATTCTTGCCATGAACAATTCCATCGATCAAATGCAAGAGCTGCTGGATCGTGGAGCGGATATCAATCATCGGAGTTCAAATGGATATACCCCCCTATTAAATGTCTGTTCATCCTTCGTTCACCAATGGGTTCCGCAAATCAAGGACGAAACCATACACTTCTTATGCCAGAATGGAGCGGATGTCCATGCTGAAGATGAGTCAGGGCACACAGCTCTGCAAATCTGTCTCTATATGAATGAACCTCGCTATGCATGTATCCTTCTTCAGTATGGAGCAAAGATGCCTACATATGGGATGTGGGCGGCTATAGATAGTCTGCACAGCGAAACTATTCGCTTCTTTATTAATCACGGAATTCCCCTTCCTGACGATGCGCTCTTGGTCGCCATCGAAAATAATACTCCAGCTGAAGTAAAGGTTCTGCTCGAGTGCGGAGCCTGTCCAAATAAACCCTTGTATGGGAAACCCCCGCTGTTTCAGGCAGCCTTATGTCTGAGATCTGATGCGTCAATTCAGATCCTTCACCACCTCTGTGACGCAGGAGCGAATGTTCATTCTCTCTCGATCTTTGATTCCTTAAGCCCAGAACCTATTCTCTATGGTCTGGTTCGCCAATATATAAGGGGGAGGAACCCATATGTTCTCGAGGGAATCAAGTATCTTCATTCCCGCGGTGCACAATCTCCTCCAAAAAGTATATGTAAGACCAAATCCTACTGCTTCAGTCAAACAGACTCCAACCAAGATCTAGCCCCTATCTTCGCCTAATTAGATATACCCTATACGTTTCAATGCAAGAAGGGCTGCCAGTTCTACCACACCCCCTGTCAATCCATCATCGTCGGGTGTGGTTCGTTCTCCTGCCATAAGGGAATTTTTTACGCGTACGTTAGCCACTGTATAGAAGGACGTCTCGACGATATTAAAGATACTATGAGCACCAGTTGCCCAGTACAGTCCATAGCGTAGAAATCCATAGCCAAAGAGTAAGCCAGAGATCGTTGTCGTCAGTCCGTAGAAGAGAGACTGGTCAGAATGGACGTATCCAAACACTAACGCCGTGAGTAGGACAAGAAGATGTTCAGATATATATGATCGCAATGCATTGATGGGTAAGGCTCGATATAAGATTTCTTCTGTCGAAGCGGTCAAATGCATCGCAACAATAATGCTGGGAATAAACCATACCTTTGACCAGTCTATCCCTTTCACATCAATGAAACCCCCAAAAATATTGACCAGGATCGATGTAGCCGCGAGGAATGCTCCTACTGCTGCACCGCTCGTATAGGCCGAGGGGGAGTCATTCAAGGCATTTCGTACAGGAAGGGATAGATAGGCTGTTAGATATGTATAAAGACTGTAAAAGAAGGTTGTCACGACGGAAAAGGATAACCTTGAACAAAAGTTTCCTCCAAGCTCTTTACATATGCCCTCTTTCTGGCTAATATAGTTGAACGGTAGATCTTTCGTATAGATGGACGCCATATATACGGAACTTGCTAACACGAAGGACGTTGCCTCCATCTAGAGTATAAAGTGATTAAATACGTCTGCTTTTTCTCTGTCTACGTTTGGTTTTGCGCTTACCCCCTTTATGAAGGACATTGGGACTTGATTTCACGTAGGGACTGGGTGTGAACAGGGAGGGAGGGGAAGGGCGAGGGACATACGGGGCATTCGGAATATAGGGACTATAGGTATTATATCCATTAGGAGGTGCAGCCGAGTTATTCGTTTCATTTGTTTCAGGTATTGCGGGGAGAGGTTTCCCAGGAATCCGAAATTTAGGAGTAGGTGGCGTTGTTTTAGGAGCTAAAAGCTTAGCAATGCGTTGTTTTTCTTCTTGTTCGCGCATACGACCTATATTTCCAAATCGAAGTCTTGGTAGATTCGGACTAGGAGTAGATATAGGGACAGCTAAAGGGACAGCTAAAGGGACAGCTAAAGGGGCAGCTACAGGGGCAGCTACAGGGGAAGCAGCCACCACAGGTTCTTTATATTCAAATGGCATTACTACTCTATTCACTTATTTAAACGGAGAGTCTTACGCCCCTTTCGTTTCCGCTTACGCGTCCGCCCTCCTTTCTGTTCCAGTAGCTTTTGTAAGGCATCATACGCAGATCCTATATCTTCCGTTTCTAAATACAGAGTAATGATCTCCTTAACTTTTTCTGCGTCTTTAGGATAATATCGGCTCAGAGTATCATGGCAGATCACAAATAATCCCGTACGATTCCCTGGCGTGCCAATGAAATTAATATTCTTCCGTTTCACACTCCTTCCCTTTACCTTTGTATAGCCAACCTCAGACTTCTCTTCACATGATCCAGCGCTATCAAAATCAATAAGGATCGGATTCGTGCCTTGAATCAGGACATTATCTGCATGTAAATCACCATGACAGATATCATTGCCTAGTAAAAACCTCATCGCCTTCACCACTCCCTTTAACACCTCTTTGACATCCTTTCCTGTATATCTAACTAAGGATATACTCTCAATATAAGGGATAATAATATATGAAAACGTCGTTCCTTGGTAGGGAAACATACCCCCTTCCACTCCCTGAACAAAAAATCCCTTGTGCTCTTCATCTGCCAGATCGTATATACGTGTATATATATTCAATTCTGTCATAATCAATTGAGAATATAAAGAATCTGCCGAGAATTTCAAGAAATACCGTTGACCTCCTGTGGTAAATGCGTACATGTACTCATGATCTCCAAATTTCGCATAGATATCCTCTGGGTTATTTCCCCCGTTTTCATAGGAAAAGCTCTTCCCATACCTGTCCGTAAAAAAAGCCTCAATGGCACTTTCTGTATTGATTCTTGGACTGAGAGATATGGTAAGGGGCGATGAAGAAAACGATATGGGGGAAAGATTCGACGGAGAAAGTGTCGAGGGGGAGTGTTCACTCATCTATATAGTCTAGATATTCTCACAACAGAGTCTCCAGACCATATTCCACCCTGATGGATTTTTCTGAGTCTGGTTCACTCGAACCACATTCAGCTGTACCTCTTCTTCAACGCCATCTGCTTGTCTTCTCAAGTACTCGTGTTGGCGTATCTTCACTTGCTTCCAATACATTGCACTCGTCTCCCTCCAGCGCGCAGTCAACTCTCGGTGAATACGATCTCCCTCACCAAATTTACACTTGCGAGCCCGAAAACTGATCATTCTAGTCTATAGTATAGTTCCACCTTAATACGACCAACTGATTGAATACGGAACATTTTGGAGAGAAAGCCACTCAAGTGCGCGTTCAAAGCCGTTATGATCTTTCTTCGTCCAGTACTCCTCGAATGAGTACAGTTTTCGTATCTCACTCTTCATCACAGTTTCCCATGTTGGATACCCATCCAGAAAGGATTCCACACTCATCTCATATACATGAGTATAGTCCTTGAATCGTTCAATATAAGCATGGAAATGGTGGCCTCGCTGATTCAGATACTTGCGATGCGGCTCGGGTACAACCAGAGAAAGTGTATAGACCTTCTCTGAATTAAACCAGTAATATGGCTTGCCCGTCTCAGAGCACAGGCTAAGCACGCACCGAATACTCAAGTCAAACCCCATTGGACTTGTTCCTTAGGAGCAGACCAACTTCATTTTTTCAGTGTTCTTCTTACCCCCCTTCTGCGACGTGTACCTCCCTTACCAAAAAGAGGGTTTACAACAGAAACTTCGGTCTCAGCAATTTCCGGATTTGGATTTGGTGCAGTACCTTGAGTGGTTGCACCCACCGCAGCAGCTGCTGTTGCAGCCACCAGATTTGTTTTGGGAAGTTGGCTCTTAAATACTGTATACTCAGGTGACGTAGTCCAATCATCTTTCATATAGAGGTTGAGTGCTGAAAGGGTCTGCTCAGACAGAAGGTTAGCGCCTGTAAGATCATTGCGCAAGCCTTCAAACAGATTCTTTTTCAGATTAAAATCATATTCTCGGGATAATAAATCAAATTCGCTCTGTAAAATGGTAAAAAATACAGTTAATATGGTAATATCTCTTACAATGGTTCTGAGCACTTCTACTGGAATAATTGCATTTGTTCCTATGCGATATACCCAATGCCCCCAGGATGATTTTTTCTGATTTACAGCGCTTTGCACCGTTCCTCCTGCCACTTTCACAATCCCCTGGCCTGTGGTCACATTGGCACTATTCGCTTTATATAAGGCCTGTGCATCTGTTCCGTTTCCAAGAGTCCTTTCCACAATAACATTAAATGTCTCGGGACCCGCAGCTAACAGAATATTATAGGTGAGTGTGGTGGTGAATTTTTGTACAGCGACTGTATTTAAGTTTAAGTTCTTTTCTCTAGCAATAACTTCAATTACCTTATAAATATTATATAACCGTTCTGCTTCCCCTTTAATCATAATTAAATTTCCTCGTAATTCCTGATTTAATGCAACCTGGCGAAGAATAATCCCTGTAATAAGGCCAAGGGCGGCGAGACTAGCTGTTACAGGGAAGGCGAGGGCGGCGCCAGTAATTGCAGTTGCGCCAGCCAGTGCACCTACGCCTGTGGTAATACCCGAGGCAGTGGTAATTAATCCAGCACCCATTTGACTCGCTAACATAACTCCCTCACCCTTTTGCCGTAACGCAGGAAAACTTTTAAGAAGTTCGAGAATATAATTGCGAGGAACTTTCACAGGTTCTGCAGCTTTTGGAGATGGAGCTGGAGCTGGAGCTGGAGCTGGAGCTGCTGATGGAGGGAGTGCTAAAGGATTGTCTACGATAAACATTTCTCCAGGATCCGATCCTAATTCTGGAGAAGCAGAGGGGCTACGTGGAGGACTAGGACTAGGAGGCCTCAGGGAAAACAGAGGATTTGTGGTTGCCATACTAGAGAGAGTAAAGATTTTAAGGTCGTCGAGGGTTTACCTAAAGCGTTGCATCGACATAGTTACATGCAGATTCAAAAGTTCGCAGAACCTATGAAACACATTACGAATTACCATTTTGGAACAATTCGGAATCTATTTCTTGGAGCAAGTCTTTGTTTTGCCGTTCAGAAGGAGCGCTATAGCCATTTACCAGTGATCGTTTTCTTTCCTTCGATCTATGCAGGCTATAATCTCTTTGAGAATAAGGATGATGTGGTGAAGTGGGTCAAGACGTTCAAGACAGAAGTGCACAAAGCCTTGTCTTAACCAGGTCTAAATTTATCGAATGAATCTGATATATGCAGCGAACTGAATTGCCTGAGTGGTATTAATGCTCTCCCTATATACTATACTTATTCTTCAGAAAATTGAGATGTCATGGTTATATATTTAGATCCCCCTGTTACTTGATATTGAATCGTCATGGGCGTCTTAAAAATCCACGCTGTAAAATACTTACTCGTAGGTCCACCACCAGTATATTCTGTGGAGACGGGAGCCTCTGTGGTAATACCCCAAGATCGATCCCGCCTGAACGCACCAGTATCATCATTAACTCCAAAGCTTGGATTAGCCATCTGTACTTTTGTCATAAGGGGTTGAATGTAGAGAACAAGCGTGCCTGTATACGCTGCTCCAAGAGTTTCTACAGCACCAATCCAGTTTCGCAAATACGTGGTCATATTTGATCCAAGAGAATTGATTAAACTGGCTCCTCCAAAGGCCTTCCCTTGAAGGCTTGATTGATCCTCAGGTGCAGTTCCAGTGTTCACAAGAGCTTGGATATCTGAAGATTGATTCACATTGATATCTAAGACTTGATTTGCGACCATGAAAGGTATGGGTAAACGAATTGTTTCACCTGGTACAATAACAGTATCGTCGTACGAAGGAGTAATCAACGAGGAAAACTTCGTCGGGGGCTTGTCAAGTTTGGCAAAGGTGGATTGAACGGAAGACATTCTATCTATACGTTTTTTTATGTTCGAGTCAATACCTATTTTTGAACGTAAAGTGTAAGAGAACCCAGAAGTACAAGAGTACCCTTCATGCATTCTTTACAAAGGTGCCGCATTGAAACGAGGATGGGTCTAAAAATAAAAATTACTAAATTAAAATAGACATGAATACAAATCGCGACTCATCCCAACACACCAAATACAGCAGGGCAAGAACGCTTGCTGCCTATCACAGAGACAATGTACGACTGGTACCCGGTAGTTTTTCTGATACAACGTCAAGTACATATACTGATATTTTTTTTGGTCAAACGCAGCAATGCTGTCAGACGAATGCAACGGTGACTAATACAAGTGCTCCACCTCCAAGTTATACGACATATTACATGAGTTTCACAACCACGGGAGCAACGACATGGACTGCACCTGCTACAGTTCAAAGCCCAATTACATATTGGATCATTGGTGGTGGTGGAGGTGGAGGTGGTACACATGATGGCGGATCCTCTGGCGGAGGAGGTGGAGGTGCTGCTGCTACAGGAACGTATGCTGTAGTAGCAGGAACAACATATGATATTGTTGTAGGTGCGGGTGGCGCAGGTGGCACAGGAATAACTGGTAACACTCCTCCTGAAACAGATGGAACAGCTGGAACTGATTCAAGTTTCGATCTTGGCGGTGGAGGTCCAGTTGCAGCAGGGGGTGGAGGAGGATACAGAAGCCGCGCCGCACCACAAAGCGGGGGCGGTGGGGCAGCGGCAGCGGGAGCTAACGGGGGTGGTGCTGGCATCGGTGGAAGCAGCACGCGCGCTGGCGGTGGAGGTGGTGGTGCATCAGGCAGCGGAACAACTGGTACTGTTGGTACTCCTGGAACAGCTGGAACAGGGGGGGCAGGTATTTCCTTCACGATTCCTGGCTATAATTCAGGAAATGCTCAAGACTATGGTGCGGGTGGAAATGGCGGAGCAAATAGAACTAACTCTGTTGGAGCAAGTGGTTCAGCAAATACAGGTAAAGGGGGCGGTGGAGGAGGTGCAAATTTCTCTCAGCCACCAACCACTACTCGTAATGGTGGAAATGGCGGGTCTGGATTAGTCGTCATTCAATATTCCGCATAAGCCGATCGTTCCTTGTCCTATCCTAGGCTAAACGGCGTGTAGTTCGTTTCATGCCTTTCTTACGATATTTGGTTCGGTTCTTTCGGCGTAACCCTCCTTGGGGTGGGGGGTATACTTTTGCAGTCGTATAAGGTTCAGGAGGGACAAGTGGAGTCAACGAATTCTTATACTCAGATGAAAGAATACGCTGATATGCTTTGATCGCTTCTTCAGGTGACATCCATTCCTCTCTCAGTACAGTATATTCGGTAGGAGATTGCATACCTGCTTCACTCATTTCGGTTCCAATATATCTAGCCCAAACCAGTTCGCCGCTTTTAATTTTGGCGTCTTTCGCTTCACGAGCCGCTTCCCTTTCTGCAGCCGCTGCTTCCATTAGTGCACGAATCGATGCTTCCCTGGCTGCAGCCGCTGCTTGCCTATCTCTCTGTTGGATCCGTAGCCGATTGGCAGCTTGTTGTTGCCGAATAACCCCTTCTTCCTCAAATCCAGGTCGAACATAGACTTTATCTGCATCAATAAGAACTTGTTTACCAAATGCTCTTGAAAAATAGTAGGGAGTCTCCGTATTCGTATAGGGGTGTTTATATAGAACAAGTCCCTTTTGCTGAATCTCCTCAAAGGGAATCCAGGTTAACTGTTTACCATTTGGCACATGCTCTACAAATGGAACGGAGCCTTTCTTTATTTTATCAATGACATACGTGTCATATAATTTAACCCAAATATCATCCCAGCAACATGGTTTCGGCTGGGATTTTCTGAACCATTCAGATCCAAGTCTAAGGCGACTAAACCGACTCACTTGCCGATACGGCCAATTCGGATCTTCACCGTTTAGAGCTGCTTTAGCTACTTTAAAGGGGGCTAGATTCGCAGCCTCCTTTTCTTTGCGTAGACGCCTTGCTTCAGCATATTCTATTTCTTCCTGTGCCTTTTGTTCTGCATTCTGTCGTGCAGCTTCTTCAGGATGCTCTTTACGCCATTGGTATCGGGCAAGATTTGCAATTTGTTGTGCATTTCGATGTGCATAATTCTCTTCATAATTTCGCGGCATTCTATAAGAAGTACACACTTTAATCTAAGACCAGTCAATGATAATATAGGTTTTTAATGCATCTACGGTAATATCACAGTCAATAAACGTCTCGCGAAGTTTGCTCATGAGCACAGCACACATCTCTTCCCGCTCAGGTTTCTCCTTCGTACGAACGGTTTTTAATCCCCTCCAGATAAACCGTTTTGCCCCCATATTGAGCAGCATCGTATGTTTAAATTCAGAACAGATCTGACGAAGCATTTCTGCCACCTGACTCTGCAGATGTTCTTCTTTACGTTCCTTATATTCTTGATCAAGCGTGAACTCCTGAAGGGTTTCACGCGTGATTGGAAATTTCATCTACCCTTCTCCAGAAATTATCTACCTCCTCCACACCTCAAAAAAGGAATCATTGCAAGGAAACTTCATCCAAGCATACTCTGCACCTAATGCCTCTCGGTAGATACGAGAAAACCCCTTCTCCGTTAAGATGCGATCGATATATTCCTTGTGCGTCGGATCACGATAATCATTCTCCATAATGATGGTATGCACTCCATATACCACGTCAGGCATATCCTGCAGAATATAATAAAATGCGCCTTCGCAGTCCAGAACCAGGGTGTCATAGGTGTACTTGGCACGTATCTCATCAAGCGTGATCGTATTCACTCTTGTATATCCTGGAAGAACCTCTTCACTCACCATCGTATTCCATCCCTTTTGTATTAAGGGGCGGAGAGAGAGAGCAGCCGGCTCAATCGCAAACCTCATGCCATTCGCATCGCGATTCTCTTCCAATTGCTTCGCAATCTCTGGATCACATTCTAGAACAACGAGACTCTTCACAATGGAACCAATAATCAGACTATTTCTCCCTACATTTCCCCCCAACTCGAGAACGGTATCCCCTGGCTGTAAAAATCGTACCGCCATTTTTTGCTCAGGAAGCTCATCGCGAAAACTTCCATGACGTAACACAAGAGTTTTCTGAATGGCCAGCACTCGCGCCAAGGTCACTTCACTAGGATAGACGTGTTCCACATGGTCAGGAAAGGAGTCAGTATAGATGGTATTCGATACCGTATCAATGAAGATAGGCGTGTTGCCGTATGCGACCCCGTCAATCCAGATGGATTTCACCGTGCCAAAGATAGGATCTCCAAAGATCTTTGCCCGTGCATCATCGCAGGCAGGAATATACACAATAAACATCTTTCGACACGTCTCCTTAACACGCTCTGTGATATCGATCTGCTTGGATGCAGTTCCGTACTGAAATATCATTCTATATAGGCGCTATACTTGAGCTCTAAGCCTGTTCAAAGTAAGGTGCAATATCAAAGCCCCTATCTTCCTTACGTAACTTAATATAGGGAATATCCTTTGTCTTTGGATCATTCAGAATGGCATCGTGAATACATTCCACCTGGGCTTTCGTATTTTCCCTTGATGCACATTCAGCGTGTAATTTCATCATCGAATCCCTGGCATGGTGTAAGAGGATGTTGGGTTTCGACGGCATCGTCTGCAAGAGTTTCTGAAGACTCGCTTGTGGAGTTAAATACACATCATTTGGATCTTTCACGTTATAATCCGTAAAGACCATGTTTGTACTCGTGAGCTTCTTCTTGTAGGGGACGAATCCTATATCAATGGCCTCTTCATATTCTCTCTTCCATTTGGCGATGAAGGGGCTTCCTTTCGGTGCCATGATGAACCAATTGTCAATGTAAGAGGGAGTTCCTGCAGGGTTGAGTCCATCATTCGGATAAAATCCAGTATACTCTGCACGTTTCTGCAGCGTTTCTGCATGCAGCTTATTCAAGGCGGCCTCATCGTTCACAATAATTCCAGCATCGAGCCAGACCCCTCCATGCAATTCTAATAAGCGTAAGCGGATCCAATCAGCACGATGAGGTGGACTCAGACTTTTATAGTTGAGGGGAAAATCACTTGAGTCAATATACTCGAGCACCGTTTCATCCGTCACGAAGCGCACATCCCAAGTTGGGATGGCAGATGGACGATGATCCAGAATGTCTTTAATCACTTTGGGAGGACGATCATTGTTCCAATGCGTCCAGGCTATTTTGGGGAGTGTATAGGAGTCTGTAAAAGGTTCGACAGGTTTACGTTGAGTGTAGGCGAGTGCTAAAAGGGCAATTGCAGGAAGTACATACTCCATCTAGAATCGCGGGAGAAAACTTAGACTTAGACGCTCCGTGAAAAGAATATCTATGGCCTTTGTCTCAGAACACTATACAAAGGGGGAATGGATGAGTACCTTTCGTCATCCTGAATCGATCAAAGATATCGTCAAGGATCTCGCTCCAGGCGATTTTTCAACGCTGCTTCGTCTCGCAGCGTCTTCCTTGAGCTCCATGCAGAAAGAAGCCAGTGATGCTCAGTATAAGGAGTCGCTCACTCGTGACGTCGAGGAACAGACTCGTAAACTGCAGAAGAAGGCAGAGGAAGACTTAGACCGGGCTCTTGCGGAGAAACAGCAGGAAGTGACCCGTCTTCGAACCTTGGTGACCGAGCTAGAAGTTCAGAAAGAAAGTTTGCGAGAGGGATTGGTGCGAGGGGAGGCAGAGTACAGGACATCCTTGCGCAGTGTTAAAGAGGAGAGTGCTGCGACCCATACCAAAGAGATGGCGCGCATGCATGCCTATACAGAAGGCTTGCAGACTCAGCTTTTACAACTTCAGGAGAAATCTCAGGCCGCCTTCCAGAGTTCTTTGGCTTTGCTGGAAGAACGATATGGGCGAGATGTGGAGAGAATGCGTGGCGATATGAATGTGCGCGTGGCGGAACTCCAGGCACTTCTCGCCAAGGCAGAAGAGTCAAGGAAAGTGGGATCATGTGATATTGGGCAAAAGGGAGAGCGAGAGTTTGAAGAACTGGTGGCGGAATTTACTCATTGGGGGGCGTTGGAGAATACATCAAAACAACCCCATTGTGCTGATTGGAGTTGCGTCGTGCGGAAGTGCAAGATCTTGTTCGAAGTGAAGAACTATGCATCCGATATTCCTAAGGCAGAAGTGACCAAGTTTGAGCGGGATATGTCCCTGCATTCCGATGTACCGTTGGGGATCTTTCTCTCTCTGAAATCACGGTTACAGGGAAAGAAGTATAATGAGTTTATGACGATTGAGTGGAGCCCCGCCTCGCAGATGATGATCTATATCAATCATTTCCAGAACCAGGATTTACGCGCGGTGTTTGCCTTTCTCGACGTCTGTGTTGATGTGGCCTATCGCACCTATCGCTTAGCTCAGAGTATCCCCAATGAATCCGAGGATATCCGCATGCAAGAAAAACTGGTGAAGATTCGGGGGTTAATCAGTCATGAACTTCTGCGGACAGGGGAATGGATCAAGGAGACACGATCAGAGACACGGGCAGTCATTGATCTCTTGACGAAGCAGGGGGTGGTGAATCAAGAAAAGATCCAGACGACACGATCGACTCTCACGTCTATTCTTGGCATTATGGATGATCAGGATGTGGAAGCGGATGCGGATGCGGTAGCAAAGCCGAAAAAGAAGTAGGGAAAAAATGAACTGTGAACTTGTTGCGAATAATGTCCCTCGATGCTTCCCTATACCCGCCAGATGATCAAGAGTCTTAAGATTGACTTTGAGACGTTGAAGAGAGAGACCTTGATCCACAGAGAGGCTCAGCGGATGTATACATCCGTGCTCGACTTTGCGAAGGCGGGAAATGAGACGTATTGCGCGATTGAACTCTTACGCGATGCGTATCCAATTGTCGACGATATCATCTTTGAGCTCAATAAAGGATTCCCTGATTCCATTATTGAGAAACGTATTCTGACGCGGGGCGTTGATGGCGACATGTATGAGACCAGCTGCAAGGTGGATTCATCAGGAATCCGTCTCCAGAGAAAGCAGTTCCAGAAAGTCTATATTACCATTGATTGGTCTTAAAAGGTATAGGATCGAATGGCGTTATTCAATGGTTCTGTGATATAGAGCGCTGAGTTAAAATATGTAATGGCAACAGGCTCATTCCATCGACCGTCTGAACCTATTGCATTGCTAAATCCTGGAGGAGAGATGTCATAGACAGGATCAACACCTGGGACACCGCCAAGGGTAAATAGAGTTCCATTTGGCGTAAGTCCACGAATAGCATTATTTGTCGCATCGGCGATATAGAAATCACCTTCGGGATCCACTGTGATGTCATAGGGGTTATAGAGGAGAGACATCCCATAAATTCCATTCCCATCACGATTTCCCACACTATCCGTTGGTAAAGGATTATAAAAGAACGTTGTATTTCCAGCAAGAGTGGAGACAGTATAGGGAGCAACGGTAGACATTTTTCGTATGAGAGAGTTTCCAGTATCTGCAATATACAGATACTGGCCGGCAGGATCAAGGGTGAATCCTCTGGGCTGGTTGAATTGTGCTACTGAACCGATTCCTTCAGCAAATCCCGCCGTTGATCCTGCAAGAGAGGTTGCCGCAGAGTTTGAGGTGGCAAAATAAATCTGAGAGTTCCCGCTCTGGAGAAAATAGAATCCATTCGATGCAACAGTCACTTTATTGATATTCGATAAATTAGTAATATTTAGATTTGAAGGGGTACCTGAACTATAGGTGTAGAGGTTAGATCTACTCGCGACATAGAGGTTACTTCCATCGGTGGCAAGGGCAGTTATCACAAAGGGAAGAGTTGTATTTGATAAGGGAGAAAAGGTATAGAGATTTGAAGATCCGTCAAAGGAATAGGCAGTGGGAGTAAAGACAATACCGAGCCCTGTAAAGAGTTGGAATGTATCTACCCTGGGTGGTAAACGTGAGGGGACTTGCTCGACGACTGTATTACTTGTCAGTGTACATCCTATTTTTAAATACGTCAGTTCACTCGCCTCATTTGCTGCAGCACTTCCTCCAAGAATATTCACAATGGCATTGACAGTATTGTTTTCTTTTACCGTATACCCAATATAGCGGGTTGAATAATCATTGCGACGTATCACATCGGATGCGTCGCGTGTATTTCCATACATCTACTTTAGCAGATATGATTTCCTTTAGTGGGCACGAATTTCTTTAGTGGGAACGATTCTTTGCAGAGAGAATGGCTCTTTTCTTTGAAATACTACTGCTTACTCCATGTTCCTTGGCAAACTCTGCCACCTTTGCCTCAGGCATACCCACATATTCTCTCGCGACATAGGCAAACGTGCGATGTTCATCACGGATCCACTTGACGATATTCTCCTTTGTCAATAAAGTCTCGGGGAGAATGCCCTGTGTGGTCAGTTCCTTTAGCTTCTTGGCTTCTTGCTCCTTCTGCCATTGCTTCAAGTCTTTGGAATTCATGCGAGTTGGCTCTGGTGCAGCTACTGCTGCCTCAGGTTGAACATCGGATGTTTTAATAATACGAATCTTTGTATTAGCAAGAACCTTGATAGGAGTGTCTTGTACCTGGGGCTGGGGTGCGGGCTCAGGTTGAGCCTGGGGCTGGGGTGCGGGCTCGGGTTGAGCCTGGGGCTCAGCTGGAGGCTGCGCCTTCTTCCGTTTCGGCTCAAAAAACTCCTTTAACATCGCATACTCTTCCTGCAGGAGGGACATCAGTTCCTTATGCATCTCGACCAAAGAATGCCTCGAGGATAACTCACGAAAGACTTCACGAAGTGACATCTATGTAACAAGGTACCTTAAGTTTAGACCCTTACTATAGATGACTCTACGGTTCCATCCGAATCAGTGTGTACCCCTTCGCGATAGTTACGACGTCTTTACGGTGTTAAAGAGGAATCCTATCCTTGTCGATGGATCTGAGTGGCACGTTGTTGAACCAGGGGATGCATTCACCGTGACTCCTGACGTATGGATAGGAGGCGCTGCAACCATGGCGGATGACTGGATGCTCTTTTTGTCGAATGGGACGGTGAGCAAGTGGGTTGATCTTCGCGACTGTAGTCCAGTGACTGCAGACGCCGAGATAGGTAAGGACAAGATGTGGCGAAACGATTTACGTGAAACACTGGACACCTTTTACGGCTACAGATTTAGAGCCCAGGGAATCAAGTCAGGGATGAATAGTCATTCCGAGTTTCCAGGATATAAGGGATAGAATAGGCAGCTAACAGTCCAATAAAGACCATGAGGTGAGCATCCATCCCTTTGAACAGCATCGCACATCCAACAGAAGAGACCATCATTGCCGAGTCAGCCAGGATGACTTTACTTCCTCCAACAGAAGCATATTCCTTCATCACATCAATCATTGCATTGTGTCCCTTGGGAAGCTGTTGAATCACGCCCGTGTAAAAGAGGAAGTCATGTAACACTTGCACAAAGACCGTCACTCCCGTAAAATAGAGAGGATTCCAGTCCTGCTTTGGGTAGACGAATTCTGTATACAAATATCTAGCAATACCAATGCCAAGGGCAATAATCAGAACATCAGCAAAGACTGCCTCTAACTTGAAGCGATTGTACCACACGTTTGCAAACTTACCGAAAAATTCAGGGAATAAGCGGATCAGGAATAAGACAACCACTTCGGTGACCAGAATACCCATGAAAATATAGACCCAATCACCGACTTCTTCATATTCAGAAATATCTGCCCATTTAGATTTAGGAGCGGGGAGCTTGGCCTGGGTCTGTTGTTGGGTCTGTTGCTGCTGGGGCTGCTTCGCGAGCTGGATATAGGCTGGATTCTCAGGTTTATACTGCATGACTGGTTTCAATTGTTCTTGTCCCATGGATGGCGCATTCGATGGCTCATAGCTCGCCCAAGACATCTCTATTAGATATCACCGAATACCTTTCGCGTGTCCTCTGTTAAAGGGTCTGTGAAGAGGCCGAGGGGGAGGGATCCATGCCGCTTCACCGTATTGGTATGCACGGCACATAAATGTGTGCCATCGACTTCCCTCCTCTCACACCGTACAGCATCATATAAGACATGCTTGCCGGCCTTGATTCCTGTGCGATCTCCCTTCTTCCTGGCTAAACACTGAACATCAGCCGGAACAGATACTTTCGTACGAGGCTTAAGTGGTGCCTGTTTTGCCATCGTGTACATTTTTTCCACCGTCTTTAAAAACTCGCGTTTCCCCACCGTTTTCACCGCAGATGCAATCAGTATCTCAGCAGTAGACATTTACTACGATAGATCTTCATTTTCACTCGGAAGAAAACGCGTTTCTCATTGAGCAGAAAAATTGACTGAATTTTTTAAACTGAGGAGAGTCCCCATGCCTGTTTACGGAGCAATCTGTCTTGATTCATTTGGAAACGTCCTTCTTGTTAAAGGGAGACGTTCTCGAAAGTGGTCGTTCCCCAAGGGACATACGGAGGATAATGAACTCCCCCTTGACTGTGTAAAAAGAGAAGTCGAGGAGGAGACTGGTGTTCGGTTGAGTTCAGACCATATGGGATATTATGAGATGAAAGGAGGGGGGTATTTCGTCTTTCACATTGATGTCTGTTGTTTCCTGAACATTCGAGACAAGAATGAGATTTCAGATACGGCGTGGTGGCCATTGAGCAATCTGCCTCGATCCACCAACATCGATGTGAGCATCTTTCGGTCGCATTTGAAGTCGAAGCCAAATGTAGGCTACAGAGATTATATTTATTCGCAGGATTCAAATATAATGATACAGGATATTATGAATCGGCTACGTTAGGGGGTAAAAAAACCCATTTTTTGTTTTAGATTAGTTTAGTCAGTGATCTCAATACTCTGGACAGTATCGAGCCTGAGATCCTGGATGGGAACAAAGATAGACGTCGTCTTCATGGCATCAAATCCGCATTGGCGAGAGAACTCAATGCAGGTCTCATAGACCAACTCTGGATACTTACACCGATGCTGCCAGATCTCCCCTTGATAGTAACGAACGCTCAGGGGATAGTCTGGATCGCCACTTGGAAGAAATTCAGCGAACTGTTCTCGATTCTGGGGAATATAGAAGATTCGAGGGCTTGCCGTGGTGAACTTCCAATAGGCATACTTTTGCATGAGATTGAGCTGATAGATTCCGTTCAATCCATAGACTGGTGAGATAACAGCGAAGGCCTTCTCTGAGAATATATCCATATTGCGCAGAGGCGAGCGATCCAAGATAGCAAACACTCCTTCAGGTATAGTTTGCATGAGAAAGACAGAGGGAGAGGGCGGAGGCGTGCTTCATTTTTTACTCAAGGCTGACGATCCCCTTTTTCTCCATACCGCGAATATGCCAATTCACAGATGCCTCGAGAGACCGAGCAAACATGCCACTCGGATCAGCTCGCTCCATCTGACGAAGAATCTTTACGAGACGCGACATCGATAAGGGAGCGAAGGAAACGAGGGCGAAGGCGTCGCGAATGGCTTCTGCCTCCGCAAAGATATAGGGCTGAAGGTTCTTTGCCAATCCGCTACGATAGGCATACCATACCTTGGTAGAACAGTTCTCCATCCGAATCATCATCTCATCGTCGGAATCAGGAAGGGGGGGAAACATGGGGACATGAGGGAACATGACAGACTTTCTTCATTTTTTATACAGATCGTATCCGGTGTGTATAGTATATGGCGTGTATGTGTAAAATCTATGGTGTGCAGCAAAAGATCCCCTATCAGTAGACATGTCGAAACGGCCAAGGAATGGAAACTTTACAACTCCAGGCATAGCTGAGACAGAGAATGCGAGTGCTGCAAATGCAATACGAACAACCGCACGAATCATACAGAACAAGAAAAACAGAAATACTCGGCGAAGAGCGGCAGCTCAACTAGCGAGAGAATCTGCTGCTGCCGCATTCGCTGAATATAATGCATCACTTGTTGAACATAATGCAGCAGTTGCTGAACATGCCGCAGAAGTTGCTGCCCAGGAGGAACCTTTAGTAATGGAGGAACAGCTTGCTCGAGTTGAACCAGTAGCTGCAGTTGCTGCAGCTGAACCAGTAGCTGCAGTTGCAGCAGCTGCTCCAGCAACCCCTAGAATCGATGCCTTATTATCTATTCCTCACTTTGACTTCATCGATTGTCACGGCGGGTATCTAGCAACGGATGGATCCATTCCCCACTTTGTTACTCCTCCCAATATATGGTTTGTTGAAACTTCCCTTATCGATGAATTAACCTTCTCCCGTATGCATCGATATATTCGTTGCCTATTACTGTTCCCTGAAGAATTACTCTATTTATATACATGTAATATTGGCGAAGATTCAACTCGAAATCCTAGTGAAAAAAATGTGTATACTGAATTAACCGAGGCAGAAGAAAG